GCGGAGCCGCGGGCTTCAACCAGGACAGCTCCTCGTCGGAGAACTCGCCCTGGCCTTCCCGGGTATCCGTCGAGTGGGTGATCGACTCAACGAACGGGCCGACCGACGTGGAGTGCTGCGACGCCCCCTCGGGGTTGAGCAGCATGCGCCGGGCGACCATCGCGACCGCGAACGACACCAAGTCGGCGTCTACGCGGCCGTCCGCGATGTACTCGTCAAGCGGGGGAACCTTCTTGCGGGCCAGTGCGGAGATCTTAGCCAGCAACGAGTCCACGTAGGTGGACTCTTCGGTGGTGAGGGGGCGCACCATCACGGCCGCCACATCGTCGGATGTCGCGTACGTCGTCGCCATAGTGCGCCCCCTTCCGAATCAGGCGGACAGAACCGTGGCGACCATCGCCAGGTTCGGGTTCGCCAGCACCGGCATGCCGATCGCGGACACCTTGGTCCACATCGACACCGGGTCGAAGGTGTGGTAGGTGCCGGCGACGATGCCGGACCCCACGCCGTCGTACCCGGCCTCCATCGACTCGGCCGTGGTCCCGTAGAACGTCTGGCCCATCTGGGAGGCGTCGTGCGACCCGTTCGCCGGCAGAAGAAGGATCTTGTTCTGCGGGATGAAGCGAGTCGCGGTGCCGTTCACGCTGTACTGCGCGTCGTACAGCGAGATCGGCGGCAGGCCGAACGCGGCGAGGGCCGAGTTGACCGCGGTCCGCGTCACCAGGGACGGCTGGGTGTCGCCCGTGGGGAACACGATGTTGCGGATCTCAGCCGACCGCATCAGGATCGCCAGAACCTTGCGGTTGGCCAGGATCTGGCCCGGCTCGGTGCCGTTGAGCGCCACATACGCGTCCTGCCAGCGCAGCAGGTCCTCCAGCGGCTTCGGCGAGGCGCCGTCCCAGTAGTCACCGGTGGTGTCCGCGTCGACCTCGGCAGCGCTGTCGCGACCGAAGTCCGCCGACAGCGACAGGCCGTTCTCGTTGAAGGTCAGCGCCGCGTCCAGCAGGGCATCCGCCCGAGCCTTCTCGAAGCGAGCCTCAACCTGGCGGGTCAGCCGAACCGCGTCCTCCAGGATCGCCGAACGGATCTCACCGTCGAGGTGACGCTGCTTCAGCCGGTAGTACTCACCCTGCCGGATCTTCCGGCTGATCGGCGGCAGCTCGCCCGACACGCGCGACACGCCAGGCCGGTTGGTCACCGGGGCCTCGGTGTCGAACGCGCGGAACGTTGCGGCCTCCATCAGGCCCTCGCCGCCCTTGGCGAAGCGGAAGTCCAGGTCGTTCAGCGTCTTCGCCGGCAGCTGCTGGCTCAGCGTGAACTGGTTGACCTGAAGGTCCATCAGCGCGGCGCGGACATACCCCGTCAGCTCCTGGGGAGTGACGTAATCAGTGATCAGAAACATGATTGTTCACCCCTCTCAGACGAAGATGACGTGCGGCAGGTCCGCCGCGTAGCGCTCGGAACCGGAAGTCGAGTCGTCGACCCCAACGGAACCCTTGTTGTCGGTGTCGGTCACCGGGAGCTTCGACTTATCGACGAAGCAGTGCAGAACGAGCGCTCCGGCAACCGCCGTCGCGTCAGTCTTCACCTGGACTGCCTCAAGCAGCAGGCCCACGGGGGCGCCCACATTGCTGCCGTCGCCAGTGTTCTTGGTCGGGTCGTACGGGCCGTACTTACCGGACGTGAACTTGCAGATGACCAGTCCGGACTTCAGGTACCCGTCCGGGTAGTGGTCCGCCTTGGTGAACTTGGAGACGTCGAGCGTCACAGTGCGGCCGGTGTCGGCGCCGTGATCAGAAACCAGCCACCGCTGGTCATCCTGGCTGAACGTCTCCGTCCTGAGAGTGAGGTCCACTGTGGACCCCTCCTTTCGTTACGAAGAAGTGGTCTGCGGGTGCAACTGCCGATACAGATCGGCGCCCGCCTCAACACTCGGAACAGCGCTGCCCTGACGGCTTCCCTGACCGAACTCGTGACGCTGCTCCTGCTGCTTCTGCGCAGGGGCAACGGAATCGACAAACGACTTCACCTTGTCGGCGTCTGCCGTGCCGTCGTCCTTCATGAACCGCGTGCGGTCCACGCCATCTAGCAGTGCAGCCAGACGCTCCGCGTCCAGCCGGCCTGCCGCCGCGACCGTGAACTGCGCGTCCACCAATCGCGAACCGACCTCCTTGAGAGTGGCCTCGCGCGCCTCCTTGGCGGCGGCGTCGATCGCCTTCTCCTGCTCGGTCTTGCTCGCCTCGACGAGCTTGGCGTACTCGCCGGCCTGAGTCTTCAGGTCGTCGTAGTCGCCCATCTGCTTGACGCGGCCCTCGTGCTTGCGGGACTGCGCCTGCCAGTACGCGACCTGCTGCTCCAGAGACATGTCGCGCCACGACGTGTTCTCCGGGAAGCCCTGGTCGTTGTTCTGGTCGGCAGGCTTGACAGCCTCGCCGGCCGGGGGCTGGGTGCCCTGCGCATCGGTACCCTGGCCCTCGCTGTTCTGCTCGCCCTCGGTAGGCATACTCAACTCCCATGTCGGGACGGTTGGGCAGCCCTGACGGCGCCCAGACGATTAGCGGTTCAGAGCGTCCTGAATGGACTCTCGTTGGTGCGTCAGCTTCGGAAGCTGACCGGGCGACACCCAGTGCTGCCCGCGGACGCCGAGCACGTGGCCCAGCTCCGAGTTGTTGTGCACGATTATCAGTTCGCGGTAGTCGCCCGCGGTCCTCGCGTCCGCCGACGCGGTGCCGAACGTGTCCCGGATGACCTCGTGCGCCCCGGCGAGGGTCTTGTCAGCCGCGGCCTCATGCTCGGCCAGGGCGTCCTCGTCGTAGATCGGCTGCACCGAGCAGTCGCACCCGTGGTGGATGTCCAGCAGGTCTTCCTTGTGGTATGTGTTCGTCGAGGCGACGATGCACAGCCCGCACGAGTACGAGCCCTCAAGCTGCCGCCGCCACGCGATCGCCTTCGAGTCAGCCTTCAAGATGTCCGCCGACACGTTCCGCTTCGCCAACTGAAGGTCAGTAGTCGCCAGGTTCACCGCGCGCTTGCCGGCCAGATCAACGGCCTCTTCGAGCGTCTTACCCTCCGACTGCTTCCACCGCACCGTCTCCCCCGGCCGGCGATACACATCGACCGGGTCAACACCGACCCGCAGGCCGGTGTAGCGCCGCGAGTTGATGCTTGGGGTCCGCGAACCGGTGCCCAGCGCCACCGACCGGTACTCCGACAAGAACGCGGCCGTCATGTCCGCCATCTGCTGCTGCGCGGAGGCAACCCGCGACGCCGCATCCTTTGCGAACAAGTCCACATCGGACTGCTGCCACGACGTGAGCGAATTCCACAGGCTGCGGATCAGTTCGCCGAGGGCGGTGCGGAGGCCATCGGTGCTACTTTGAAACGCTTCCACCAGAGGTGCCAGAGCCGCCTGACTTTCCTCCGCGGGCAGCCTGCGGCGCGTTGTTGCCACCGTTAGACCTCCCACCAGACGGTGCCGGCTTGCCAGACGATCCGCCGCCCGGAGCACCAGGCGCCGGCTTCGGCGCCAGGGCGGCCTGGGCCTTCAACATCGCCATCTGCTGCGCCTGCTGCTGAAGCTGCTGCGCCTGCATCTCCTTGGTCAGCCTGTCGATCTCGGCCGGGTTGAACTTCCAGATATCGCGCCAGATGCCGACCTGCGGCAGGGAGCCGGCCTGCGCCGCCGCCTGAGACTTCTCGATCATCGAAGCCTTCTCCGTGTCGTCCCACATCAGCTCCAGCGACGCCAGGTCTGCCCGCTTCTCGTCGCCGATCCAGCGGAAGCACAGGCTGATGACCTTCGCCCACCGCGGGTCGACGCGGTCGATGCGGTCGTCGGCCTTGCCGACCTGGCCCTCCCGCGACAGTGAGGCGCCCTCTGCGGTCTGGTTCGCCGAGTCCGGGGAGAACACGTACATCGGTGTCATCGTGGCGGCGGAGAACTGCTGCTGCCCGTCCTTGACGGCCTGCAACACGCCCGTCATGTCGACCGCGGGGGCGATCCACATCTGCGAGTCCGCCGGAAGCTGCCAGAACTTCCCCGGATCCGAGGTGAAGATCTCCTCGTAGTCGATCTCCTCGCCGGCCCGTTCGTGTTCGTCCGGGTACACGGCCGGCAGGCCGATCGCGGCCATCCGCTGGAAGGCTTGGTAGGTCGCGATGACCATCTGGTCGAGGATCACGCGGTTGATGCGGTCCAGCAGGTCGATGTGCGGCTCGAACTCGGCCACGCCGGCCCGGTTGGTGAACTTGACGACCGGCACCATGCCGCCCAGCTTCGGCAGCGTCGCCGACCGGCCCGTGTCCCAGTTCCACTCCTGGTTCACGTGGATGTCGGTGTGGTCAGTCAGCCGGGAGCATTCCTTCCATGCCACCAGAAGTCGCGTGTCGGGGCCCTGCGCCGGCAGACCCAGCGGATCCGTGGACGGCCCATCGCCCTCCGGCTCGATCTGCGGGTCGCCCCGCAGCACCAGGACCGCGAAGTCCTTGCCCTGCACACCGTCGTGAAACGCCTTGTGCGCCGCCAGGGTGCTCCCGGTCGCCGGGTCCTCCTCCGACACCGCCTCCCGCGGGTCTTCCGCGGTCACCAGCGGCACGCCGGTCTCCGGGTTGATGTCGCCGACCCATGCCAGCGCCTCGGACAGGCCGCACATCATCTCGTGCACGTCCCGGAACACGATCTTCATGCCGGCCCGGGTGATGACCTGCCAGGCGTCAACGTCGCCGGCCTCGTCGTCATCGGCGCCGGTGCGCACCCCGATCGGGCGCATCCGGTTCGTCAGCGACAACACCGTGGGCTCGGCCAGGTTCACCCGGCACGTCTTCTGGAACGCCTCGAACGCCGGCCGGCACGCCTCTCGCTCCACCGGGAGCGGCGGGTTCCCGCGCAGGTACTGGTCGAGCCGGTCGAACCGCTTCAGCCGGTTCGGGTCGGTCCGCGTCTTCGACAGGCGGATCATCCACCAGCCGGGCGTCAGCGGGGTATCAATGTCGCCAAGGGCCACGGAAACCCCCTTAGCGGATCGCCTTCGGTACGTAGTGGCGGTTGTCGCTGATCGCCAAGCCCTTCGCGACCGCGTCGTTACGCGCCTGCCACGCCAACACCGCGGCGATGAACGCGTCGATCTTGCGTGGAGACTTCGGGAAGTCCTTCTTCACCGTCAAGTGGTTGTGGTCGATGCGGCGCCGTCCCTGCACCACGTGCTTCCACAGGACCGGATGCCCGTCGTGCGACAGTTCCTTCTGCACCACGGCCTCCTGGAACGACAGGAACGCCCGCTCCGCCTTCGACACCGAGCCGCCGGTCATCCACCACTCGATCGGGTGCGCCTTCGGGCCGACCTTCAGCCGGTCGCCGTACTTGGCCTCCCAGATGGACACCCATCCGTCCCATCGGGCCGGGTCAGCGTAGAAGCCCACCACGCGGTACCGCTTGAACGCCGCAGCGACCGCCGCGTTGACCTCCTCGGCCGACGGGGTCCAGCCCTTGCCCTTAGGGCCCTCCGGCTGCTCCCATACGCCGATCAAGAACAGGTGCCCGTCCTTGACGCGGCAGCCCACCAGGGCCGTCGAGTCCGCCACGCCCGATTTCACGCCGCGCGAGCCGTCGAAGCCCAACACGATCGTCTCCCCGGCCTCAACCTCGCCGATCTCGGAGTCCTGGTCGTGGACGGCTTTCCACTCGTAGTGCGCGATGAACTGGTCCGACGCGTGCGTGATCTGGTTCAGGAAGTTGCCGCGGGCCATCTGAAGGTCGCCGTTCGGCGCCCGGATCGCGTTCATGCGGTCTTCCAGGTCCGACCAGCCCGGCCGGATGCACGGCGGATCGTGGATCACGCACTCGTCGATGTCGGCCGAGTCGCCATACGCGACCGCCAGGCCGTGCAGCAGCGACGCGTCGTCGTCGATGTCGGTGTCGCCCGGCGCCTCGCGGTGGTCATACAGCAGCGTGTTCGGGACCTTGCGGCCCTCCACGATCGCCGACCAGTACGCGGCCGTCTCCTCCGCCACCGAGCCCTCGCCGGGCACGAACGCGTTCGGAGACTCCAGCGTCGAGCCGCCGATCTTCGTGGCGTTGTCCCGTAGCGTCTGAGCCAGCCGCAGGCCGCCGTTGGTGGCGACCCACTCTTCCGTCTGGTCCATGATGCTGAACACCGCGCGGGCGCCCTTGATGGACCGGGCCGATGACGGCATGGGCTCAATCCGGCCCCGCGGCAAGTTCACGAACCCGCCCAGCGGCTCCACGCCCGGGTAGTTGTCCAGCACCGGGCCCTCAAGCAGCTCCAGGATCGGCGTCCACGAGTTGCGCATGACCTGCTTGTCCGAGACTGCGGCCACCAGCACCAGTGGCGTCCGGATCTCCGACCACGGGATCCCCACCGGCTGCCCATCGGCGTCCCAACCACCCGGCACCACCGGCCCCAGGGCCTCCGCACACGCGATCGCCGCCAGAAACGGCGACTTCCCCCAACCACGCGGCCGAGACAACACACCCTGGCGGATCTTCCGCTTACCCTGACCGCGCTTGCCCGCCGGGTCGATCTCGTAGAACCGCAGTAGAAATTCCGCTTGTTCGCGGGTCACGATGTACGGCTTGTAGTGGCCGCCGGTGTCCGGGGCCGCCAAATTGGCGGCCATCCAGTCAATGACGTCGTACCCCAGCGTGGGGCGCTCTCCAGGCTGGGACGGCTTCCACGGCATTGGTCAGCCCGCGTCGTCAGCCGGCGGCGGATCCACCAGTCGCAGCCCCGTGCCCCGGGAGTCATTCGGATGGTCCCGCAGGATGTCCATGCCCGGGAACCGCTTCCGCGCCTGCTCTGGCGTAACCCTGCCGGCCCGCTTCTCGTCCTTCTCATCCGCGTCGGCGAACACCATCCGCAGCCGCGCCCGGTCTTCCGGGGTAGCTCCGAACTTCGCGACCCGCAGCCGCACCTCGGCGGCGAGGGTCCACTGGCCCTTCTCCCACATGGCGTGATGCATCAGGGCGGTGTCCATCAGGAACGACCAGTCGGTGGCGGTGAAGTTCTCGGCCTGCGCCGAGTCCTGCCACATGCGCCACCAAGCCCGCGTCATGGGGTGCCAATCAATCTCGGCAGGCAACTCAGGAGCGTCCGCCGGCACGAACGGCAGCACTGTCTGCGGGATCGGATCTGCGTTGCGCCGGGCCCGCTTAGAGGCGGGCTTGGGCGCTGGACCGGTTCCAGCCATCTGGTTCCCCCCATGACGGGCGCACA